ACAGTTAACTCAAGCACAGCATCAGTTATAAACTTAAATATTCTGAGATAAATATGTCAACACAAACACAATATATAAAAGCTGTAGCAGCTGGTGGAGGTAGCACACCGTTAATGCCATACGATTATTGGTATGAAACCCGTTTTTTGAGTGCAAACGTGGTTCAGCCGTACTTATTAGGTGCAGCAATATCCAGTGGGACAACAACAAGCGCCGTTCCAATTTTGGCGAGTAATACGCTTTATCCTTATGGTGTTTTTTTACGGTCGGCAACTGCTACCAATGGTGGTTACAGATTCACCACAAGTCTTTTAAATACAAATTTTTTCGGTGGGGTTGCTATAAAGTTTCAAACGGCTATTATGTGTAAAACATCGTTCACAGGTCGAACCGTACGAGTTGGATTCCATGATTCGATAACTTCAGCAGATGCGGCGGATGGGGCTTATTTTGAGATATTGGATAATGTGGTGAATTGTAAGACATCAACAAATTCAGTACGTACAACCGTTACAATGGTAACTACCTTAGCACTTGATGTAATTTATTTATTTGACATTGAATCAAACACCGCTGGAACATTAATCACTTACAAATTAATTAATGCAACTACAAACGTTGTGATTGAAACAGCTACTATTGCAACAAACATACCAACCGCAACAACAAGGGGCTTCGGAGTTTCTCTAGTTGCAACCGAAGCAAGCATAACAGCTAGTGATATTTGCGTAATTTACTATGCAGGGAATGGAACAGTTAATGGATATAACAGACAAAGAAACTAGGTTATGAGAAAAAAATATATAGTTGAATTTACTCAAAATGGTGCAAATGTTAAGATTGAATTTTTAACTATAGAGCAAAGAGATCAGTTTGTAATTGATGCCACAATTATAAACCCAATCATTTCAGAAATTGAAGACGAAATAACTTTAGAACCGTGAGCGACTACGACCTAGATTCTTTGCATGAAAAAGTAATGGTTAGATTGCAAGACTTTTTGGTACTTGAATAACCTGCTATATTATTTGGATAATAGTATTATACTATATATATTAGTTTTATAAACCGCAACAGTTATGACAAAAAAATTAGATTCAGCCGATTTAAATCAAATTCTAGATATTCAGAAAAACTATGATAGTTTAAGTCAAATAATATCGGCAAGAACAATTGACAAACACATTACCGAAAAACAATTATTAGAAATAGAAGCCGAACTATCTATTGCATTTCAAAAATTCGATAAATTGCAAGGTCAGGAACAAGAATTTATACAGACGCTTCAAGACAAATATGGTAATGGCAAAATAGATATCGAATCTGGTACCTTTACGGCAACAGAAGTATAAATATAATGTTTAGCAAAAAAGTTTTATATTTATTAATAAATTAATATTAGGAGTAATTAATGGCAGAAAGAATAGTAACGCCGGGAGTCTATACAAGAGAAAAAGACCAGTCGTTTTTACCACAAGCAATCCGTGCAATCGGAGCCGCAATCGTCGGTCCTACGGTTAAAGGACCTGCACTTGTTCCTACTACGGTATCATCATATGCAGAATTTGAACAAGTATTTGGTTCATTTACTGATGATTCATATGTACCATATGTAGTTCAGGAGTATTTACGTAACGCACCTAACATGACAGTAACACGTTTATTGTATGAAGATGGGTACGATTTAGATAATGGAGCATTGGCAATTATCGCAACATCTGGATCTGTTGAAGTAGTAACCCACTTACTTCATCCGGTTGAAGCAGTAAATGATGCGTCAAATTTATTTGTTGATTCCACGATCGTTAATGGTGTGTCTGGATCATTTGCAATTAAAATTTCAGGATCATATGATTCTAATTTAAATACAAGTGTACCAGGATTTAGTGGAGCATTTAATTTATATACCACAGAAGGAGCTGCAATATCAGCCTCACTTAGTTCTACATCTAATGATTATGTAACCAAAGTGTTTGGTAGATCGCCAAAATCTACAAATTATCCTGTGTATGTTCAATATGAAAACACAGGGGCAACTAGTTTATTTAACAACCTAGGCGATGTAACTACCAAATTAGCTGTTATATCTAATTATGCATTTTTACAAGATTATAACACAGCATCGACACCATTTATTACATCACAGAAAATCGGATCAACTGCAGTAAATCTTTTTAAACTTCATACTATATCACATGGTACCACAGTTAACTTTGAAACAAAAATTGGAGTACGTGATATAAGATTGGCATCAGAAGTATCTGATCCGAATGGGTATGGAACATTTACTATTGATGTACGTCGAGTAAATACATCCAATGTACCACCACAAATCAGATCAGTATATAATTCAAATGATACTGATTTATCACCAGAAATTGTTGAAACATTTAGAAATGTAAATTTAGATCCAGACTCGCCTAGATATATTTCCAGAGTAATTGGGGATCGTTATAGTGTAGTTGATGTTAACGGTAATTTAGTTATCAATGGAGATTATGAAAACAATTCAAAATATATTCGAGTAGAAGTAACTAATTCAGTAACCAATAAAATTATTGATAAAACATTAGTTCCATTTGGGTCTCGTGCGTTAACATCTCCAATTCCAAATGCATCTGGATCAGTTAATGTAGAAGCAGTAGTATACAGAACATCTCAAACTGTTGGCGGATCGTTTAATAGCAATTATTATCATGGATTTGACTTCGATGATTCGGCAAATTTAACTTATCTTGCTCCATTGCCATCATCTGGATCTACTACTGGTAGTAATTCAGATTTTTATTTAGGTGATGTATCTCAACAATCTGCTGCAGGATTTCCAAGCACGACTAGTCCATATAGCGGATCATTAACAGCTGCATTAACTGCTGGTACATTTACAAGCAATGTTTCTTTGGATACAAGAAAGTTCATAGTTCCAATTCAAGGTGGATTTGATGGCGCCCGTCCTAACTTGCCTAAATTTGGTGGCACCAATATCGCAGCATCAAACACGTTTGGATTTGATTGTAGTTCAACAACATCAACTGGTACGGTTGCATATAATAAAGCATTTGCCTTATTAAGCAATACTGATTATTATGATATGAACATGTTGTTAACACCAGGTATTATTCATTCATTGCATCCAGTTATAACAGCAGCTGCTCGTCAGTTAGTAGAAAATCGCCAAGACACATTTTATATCATGGATTCAAATGCATTAACTGATTCTGCAGCGACTGCTATCACAACTGTTAATGGGTTGGATTCTAGTTATACGTCGACATATTTCCCGTGGATTAAAATCAATGATCCTAGAAACAATAAACCAACTTGGGTACCACCATCAGTATTAATGCCAGGTGTTATTGCATTCAATGACAGCGTGTCAGCTCCATGGTATGCCCCTGCAGGTTTGAATAGAGGTGGTTTAACGGCGGCTACTGATACATATATAACATTATCGCCAAAACAAAAAGGCGACTTGTATGAAGCTAGAATTAACCCAATCGCAAACTTTCCTAATTTAGGTATTGCTGTTTGGGGTCAAAAAACACTTCAAAGTAGACCTAGTGCATTAGATCGTGTAAATGTAAGACGACTATTAATTACGGTTAAGAAGTTTATTGCGTCATCCACTCGTTTTTTAGTATTCGAGCAAAACACTAATGCAACCAGAAAAAGATTTGAAGCTATTGTTAATCCATATTTAGAAGGCGTAAAAAATCAGCAAGGATTATTTGCTTTCCGTGTAGTAATGGATTCTACTAATAACACTCCAGATCTTATCGATCAGAATATATTATACGGACAAATTTTCTTGCAACCAACAAGAACGGCTGAATTTATTATCTTAGATTTTAATATTCAACCAACAGGAGCACAATTCCCTGAATAGTATATTTTATTATAAAATAAAAAAAAGAGGTAGGCGTCGGTCTACCTTTTTTACTGTACATAATATTTATATAAAAAAAAGGATATAAATGCCATACGATATTAATGATAAAAATTTAGAAGGCTTTGTTAACGGCGCAAATTCACCTACAGGACAAGGCGTATTTCCATCATCATTACAAGATTTTGGTACAGAAAATGAATTTTATGATGCTGCATATTCATGGGAACCAAAATATACAAATCGTTTTATCATGAGTATCGGAACTGATTTGATACCAGCTTTCTTGATTAAAGCTTCTGCAAAACCATCTGCAGCAAACGGGGAGATTGCATTAGATCACATCAACGTTCAAAGATATGTAAAAGGAAAAACAGTTTGGAATACAATAAGTATTTCTGTGTATGATGCTATTATTCCAAGTGCTGCTCAGAAAGCAATGGAATGGTTTCGTTTGCACCACGAATCCGCAACAGGTAGAGATGGTTATTCTTCAATGTATAAACAAGATGTAACACTTCAGCAATTATCTGGATTGGGTGAAGTGATTGAAGAATGGACATTGAAAGGAACATATTTATCAGATATTAACTTTGGTTCATTAGACTGGGGTACAACTGATGCTGTAATGATTGCAGCAACATTGAGATATGATTGGGCGTTCTTGAATTTCTAAAAATATATAATTATATATTATTAAGATGGGAGTTTCGGCTCCCATTTTTACTGATCTTATATTTATAATAAAGTTATAATATTATAATAAGGAAAATATGTCAAACGTATCAACAAGAGTTTCAAACAACAATTTAATTGAATTAGCCAAACAAAATTACGAAAAAGCCCAAACATCAACGATTCCGGGGGTCATTGTGCATTTACCAAGCGGC